CAAAAGCACGTTGGTAATGGAGATAAACTTAATTTTATTAGTGCCAGATGCTATGATGGTTGGATGGCAATATTACAGACCAGATGATAACTTTAACTATTCAGAGGTAAACTTATACCTATTCTTTGGTCAAATACAACTTAAATGGACAAGCAATGAATAAGATATTAGGATGGTTTACTGGTGGTGTTGTTAAAGAAGTAGGTAATGTAATTGATAAACTATTTACATCAGAAGAAGAGCGTTTAAAAGCGAAGAACGAGGTGTTTAAGGTGCTACAAGAACAACAGTTAGAATTACAGAAACTACAAACAGAAATTGTATTAGCTGAAGCAAATGGTAATTGGTTACAAAGAAGTTGGAGACCAATACTTATGTTAGCATTTGGTTTTATAGTTATCTATGTAAAGTTTGTTGCACCATTATTTGGTTTACCTATTCCAGTTTTAGAGAATGAATTTTGGAACTTACTACAATTAGGTATTGGTGGTTATGTAGTTGGTAGAAGTGCTGAAAAGATAGCTGGTAATATCACATTTAAAAAATAATTAACTTTTTGTTTTTTATTTCAAAAAAAAATATATAACTTTGTAATTTATTAATTAGTTACTGTTTTATAGTAAAATATTAATATAAAAAAAAATAAAGAAATATAGCTATAATAAAATAAATATAAGTGTTCGGAGTGTTATCTAAAAAAAAAGATATATATCTTCAACTTTATAGCTAAATATTTTTGTTTTTGTTTATAAGTTAAATATTTAAACACATATTTATTTGTATATTTGAACAAGGAAATATCTTAACTGTTTTTCTTTTCATCTTATTTTGTTTTTAGATTACTATCATTAAAAGGGTTCAGCTATATGTTGAATCCTTTTTTTTGCCTTTAACAAAACTTTAACATTTCTTTAACAGTTTTATTTAAAATGCCTTTGTACATTTGTAGGGTAATTAATAACTAAAACAAATATTATGAAAACTACTACTCTTTACAACATCGCATCAAACAAACAATCAAATGGAGCATCAGCATCTTGGGTTGTTAAGTTTATCTTCGAAAACTGTGTATCAGAAGCACAAGGAACAATGGTTGCTGAAAAAGTATTATCTCAAAGAAACTAAAAACAAATATTATGAATACTTACAAAACACATTTTGCACATAATAGCACAACAAGGTTTTTTAACGAAAGAGGATTGGATTTAATAAATACTGTTGGTACACCTAAATGCGGTAATATTAATTCAAATCTTCAAAACATAACATTTAACAAAAATGAAGTTACTTGCCAAAAATGCATAAATAAATTAAATAAATAGATATGGAACAATCAAACTGTTGCGGTGCTGATAGATGGTTAGAAGCCGATATATGCAGCCAATGTAAAGAACACGCTGACTTCTCCGATTGGGAAGAAGAAGCAAACGAGCGAATGAAAATAATCGGTCAAAACGGAAATACTGGAATACATTACACAAAAGAAAAAATCAAAGAACTATGGAAGCAATGCAAAGTGATAAAAAGATAAATCAAGCAGCTTGGGATAAATTAAAGCTACAAATAGAATATCATATGGAGCAAGACCCAAACTTAACAGATGTAAAAATCAACTATCAATTAAAAGTTCCTACCTATGGAACAAGAAACTTTTTAAATTTAAAAGCGTCATTACCAATAATTTTACTATATTTACAATTCTAAAACCAAAACAAAATGGAAAAATTACAACAAATTCAAGCCGAATTAAAAGCACCAAAGAACCAAAGAAATAACTTTGGAAAGTACAATTACAGAAGTTGCGAAGATATACTGGAAGCAGTTAAACCATTATTAAGTAAGTACGGATGTACCTTAACAATATCAGACGAAATCAAAGAACTTGGTGGAATCTTATTTGTTGAAGCAGTTTCAATCATATCTGATGGCGAGAATCAAGTACACGTTAAAGCACAAGCTGGAATAGACCCAAACAGAAAAGGAATGGACATTGCACAATCATTTGGTAGTTCATCTTCTTATGCTCGTAAATACTCTTTAAACGGATTATTTTTAATTGACGATACAAAAGATGCTGATTCAACAAACACACACGGAAAAGCATCTAAAACTCAACCAACATCAGATAAGCAATGGCTAAACAAAGGAACTGATGAATTTAAGAAAGTACAAGCGTACATTAAAGGCGGTGGTAAACTTGACAAAGTAGAAGCTAAATACAGAATATCAAAAGAAACAAAAGAACTACTAAATAAATAAATATGAATGATATACAATTAATAGAAACAAAAAAAGACCATTACAGATTACTACTAAATGGAGTTGATGTAACTGGCGAACAAGAAAGAAGCGTGTTTAGACACATAATACAAACCATTGACAATGGTATCGATAACTAATATTAATAATTAAAACCAATAGAAACTATGAGTGCATTAATCAATTTATCAATTAACCTTGACAATTTACCAAAAGAGAAATTTGTAAAAGGAAAAAAAGGAACGTATTACAACTTTACATTATCTGTAAACGATGATACAAATGCCTATGGGCAAAACGCTTCAGCATTTGATTCTCAAAGCAAAGAGCAAAGAGAAGCAAAAGAACCAAAGAAATACATCGGAAACGGTCAAGTTGTTTGGACTGATGGAACTTGCGTAAAAGCAGAGCGACAAGAAGAAGCACAACCACAACAAGCGGTTCAATCAAATGATTTACCATTTTAATTAAATAAAATAAGGGGTGTTAATAGCATCCCTTTTTTTACTTATGTGGATATACAAAGGCAAAGAAATTACAAGTAGAACTGATTTACCAGTAGAAGCAATTGGGTTCGTTTATAAGATACGAAATCTAAAAACAAACAAATTGTACATTGGTAAAAAGATACTCCTTAATAAACGTACTAAACCACCGTTAAAAGGATATAAAAGAAAGCGTATTCAATACGTTGAAAGTAATTGGTTGAGATATACTGGAAGCAACATACACACAAAAATTTGGGGTGTTGAAGATTGTTACCGAGAAATAATGTACATTTGCTACAATCGAACAATGATGACATACTACGAAACTATGTTACAGTTCAAAGAAAACGTTTTAGAAAGTGATAAATTCCTAAACGATAATGTACTTGGAAAATTTTACAAAACAAAAATACAGAAATATATAGATGAAGAACGGAATAAACACAACGGAAGATGATGAAGTAAAAAGAATGTTGATGGAGCAACTTGAAGAAGATGCGAGTATTGATGTTGAAGAGGTTATTAAATATCCGCCAGTTGCAATCAGTTGTGGTATTTATCAAGATAGAAACTTTGATGGTAGTTATACAGAGTATCCAGTTCCAATTGGAACAGATGGCAACTTTTCTTTTGTACAAGCATTCCCAAAGGTTGGAAAGAGTTTCTTTATGAGTTTACTTGTATCAGCTTACCAAAGTGGTTCAAATGGTTATACTGGTAAAATAAAAGGACATCGAAGAGGAAGAAAGATAATTCATTTTGATACAGAGCAAGGAAGATTTCACGTTAGTAAATTAGCAAGAAGACCTTTAGTAATGAATCAATTGCAAAACGATAAAGATTATCATATTTATGCAATGCGAGAGTTTGGTTGGAAAAGTAAAATTGATTTTATTGAACACATCTTATTTGATAAATTTGAAAACGAAAAAATCGGTTTAGTTATCATTGATGGGTGTGCAGATTTATGTTCTGATGTAAATAATATGGAACAAGCAAATAATGTTGCAGAAAAGCTATTGCAATGGTCTGGAAAATTAAACTGTCATTTAACAACCATAATACACCAAAACTTTGGGAGCGACAAACCAAGCGGAAATTTAGGTTCAGCACTTGAAAAAAAGGCGGAATCACAAATAAAATTAGAAAAGAATAATGCCAACAAAGGTTGGGTAACTGTTGAATGCAAACGAAGTAGAAACAGACCATTTGAAACTTTCAGCTTCCAGATAAATGATAACGAATTACCAGAGTTTATAAACAACGATTATACTTTTTAACAAATGTGTTATATTTACAAAATATGACCAACTGGAAAGAAAAAGATTTATTTGAATGGCTATCGCAAAACCATTACAAAACATTAGTAAATAGTAAAAATCCAATATCAAGATGGGATTGTTACGATATTGAAACGCAAAGTAGAATTGAACTAAAGTGCAGAAGAAAACATTACAATACATTAATACTGGAGAAATCAAAGTACGATGCAATTATAAAAGAATCAGATAAAAATTTTGATATTCCAATTTACATAAATAGTACACCAGAAGGAATCTATTTATTTAACCTAAATGACATTGAACAGAATTGGTTTACTAAATCACTTCCAGCAACAACAGAATTTAAGAAACGTTTTTGGGTAAAAAAAGAAATTACAGAACTAAACATAAACAAAGCAAAAAAACTAAAATAAGATGGAAACAATTAAACTATTAAACGGAGAAGAATTTAAAGTGAAAGATATACTAACTAAAATGGATGATGATTCATTCTACTATGGGTATCTTGGCAAACACGCTTTGAGCAGTTCAATGTGTAAAAGTTTACTTGATAGTCCACAAGCATACGCAAACAAACTAAAAGAACCGCCAAAGGCAAAAGAACCGCAACCATTCAGAGATGGAAGGTTGATACACCTATTGGCTTTAGAACCGCACAGAATAGAAGAACTAACAATTATTGATAGCACAAAAGGAAGTAAGCTATACAAGTTGGCAGTTGAAGAGAAACCAGCACAATCGGTCTACACAAGAGCAGAACTAAACAGATGCCAAGAAATAGCTGAAGCAGTATTACAGAACGAAGAGTACAAAGAACTTGTTTCAAATGCACAGTTTGAGATTCCAGCCATATCTAATTACAACGGATTACCATTCAGAGGAAAAGCAGATATGTTACTTGCTGGTGTTGTATGTGATTTAAAAACAACAAGCGACATTGATAGTTTTGAAGAAGCTGCTTTATTATACGGATATGATTTACAAGCTGCATTGTATTTAGAACTGTTTGAATGTTTTGAGTTCAAGTATGCGGTGGTAGATAAGAAAACAAAAGAAGTTGGATTCTTTCAATTTGATGATGACTTTATACAAGGTGGATATGCAAAGCTGGATTTAGCCACAGAGAATTATTACAAGTATTTAGAGAACAAAGAATTTTACGATTTAAACATATAATTATGCACGATGAACAACAATGCAATCAAATGCATCGAATAGCGTACAGAAGTTGCTTGGATAATTACTTTACAACTGGAGATAGAAATGACATTTACGAATACTGGTTACAATTAGTTGAATCAAAAAGAACTTGTGAAGCGTTGGGTGTTCAAAAGGCATTGGAATTTATTGAACTTTGGGAAAATATAGATGGCGAAGATTAAGAAGAAACTAAAACCTTTTAAGAACTGCGACCATAAAGCACAATCATACTGCTTTAATAAGGGGTTTGTAATAACTTTAGAACCATCTGGTGCAAACTATAAGGTAAAGTACCAAAGAGGGCATAGCGGTCAATATTATATGAAAGGAAAGGAATTTGATTTGCAAGAAGCATATCAATCAATATGGGATTTATACACTAAAATTTATAACTACGATAAACAAAAAGAAAATGAATCAACAACAAACAGTTAATTTTATAAATAAAACTTCTGGCACTAAACTAATTGAACACACAGACGAATTTAGTTCGTATGATGCATTTGATGATAATTATATTGTTGAGATAAAAAACAGAAGAGCAAACCACAAAGACCCATTTCTGGAGGTTAATAAAACTGTTATCAATATGAAGAAAGCAAAAGACCAGAATAAAGATTATCTTTATATCCAAGCAGATGGAACTGGTGTTTATGTATTCAATATAAGTAAACTTGATTTAGATGCAATACCAAAGAGATTCTATAACGTACCAGCAACAACTGACTTTAATAATAAGGAAAGAATAGATAAAGAATTTTGGGTTCTTAAAAAATCTTATGCAACAATAATAAATATATAATATGAGAGCAACACAAACACATTATGAAAGCGGTAAAAACTATGATGTTATAGATTTTATTAAGGATTACAAACTAAATTTTAACATTGGCAACGTTGTAAAATATTGTGCCAGATTAGGGAAGAAAGATGAAAATTTAAGAGAACTTCGAAAAGCGTTAGATTATCTACAAAGAGAAATAGAACACGAAGAACATTTACAGAAGTTAGAAATTGAAAGATTAAGGGAAGCAAATTAGCTTCTCTTTTTTTTGCTTAAATAAAAATAAATGTAAATAAGTTTTTTTTATAAGTAAATAAGTATTAGATTTGCTTAACGATAATTTTAAAAACAAACACAAAATGAAAAATTTAAGTAGAGCAGCAAGAATAGGAAAGCAAACAGAAAAGATTTGTTTAGTATCATTAATTATTATTGTAGGTTATTTTACTACAAGAACAGTTGTAAGTTTAATTTTTAATATTTAAGATATGATAAATAAAATATTAAGAAAGGGTATTGAATTGTTTTTTAATTTTATGATGATATTGTTGGGGATGTTTTTCGCATTCTGGTTAGCAGTTATGATAATAGTAATGTTTAGATAATGGAAGAAAGATTTGACAGAATACAGTATTTAATTGGTAGAACGAACAATGCCTATTTAAAAAACGAATTAAAACTATTAAAGTTCGATATAGAATTAGAAATACAAAAATCAAAAAGTTATGGATACTAAACTAAAAAACATTATTAAAATAATACAACCAGAATTTGAATCAGAAGATAGCTGGTACAATGAGCAACTGCCAAATGAAGTAACTTTATATTTAGATACTGATGAACATCTAATTGATTTACATTTAAAAGATGATGTGCTACACACCAACATTTGGATTGGCGAAGAAGAGTATCAACTAACAGAAGAAGATGCTAATTTTATTTATAAGCATCTAAACAATTTGCTTGATAATGAAATTGAATTAACAAAGAGATATTACAACGAAGAGAAATACGAACAAAACAGATATTAAATTATGAATATAACAAACGAAGATAATATGGAACTTATGGCAAGGTATGAAGATAATTACTTTGACCTTGCAATAGTAGACCCACCTTATGGTATTGATATTGGTAACCAATCACAAGGAAAAGGTGGCGGTGTTGCTAAAAAAATAAATTATACTGTAAAAGATTGGGATAAATTCGCACCAAATAAAGATTATTTTAATGAGTTAATAAGAGTTTCTAAAAATCAAATTATATGGGGTGCTAATCACTTTATAAATAAAATACCCTTCGGTAGTCCTTGTTGGATTGTATGGGATAAAGTGAATGGTTATACTGATTTTGCAGATTGTGAACTTGCTTACACATCATTTAAATCAGCAGTTAGAAAAATTAGTTGGAAATGGAGTGGTATGCTTCAACAAGATATGAAAAACAAAGAGGTTAGAATACATCCAACACAAAAACCAGTTAAATTATATGAATGGCTACTAATGAACTACGCTAAAGAGGGCGATAAAATATTAGACACACATTTAGGTTCTGGCTCAATTGCTTTAGCTTGTCATAACCTTAAATATGATTTAACCGCTTGTGAATTAGATAAAGAGTATTACGAAGCAGCAATGAAAAGATTAAAAGAACACCAACAACAATTAACAATGTTTTAATTATGACGAATAAACAAATAGAACAAGTAAGCGGAGCAATAATAACATCATTTGTAAACCTACACTTTTTAGAGGAAGCAAAAGCATCTGGATTATTTAGACATCAAACAAAGAATCACGTTAACAGAGTGATAAAAGATTTGATTGAAATAGAAACAAACTACTTTGCCAAAGTTGAAGAGGTTGATGAAAAAGATTTAGGGGATAAGCTGGTTGCAAATAAATTAGAGTTTGTGAAATGGATATTAACAAAGTTTGATTTCAATGACTTCACAAAAATTCAAGAAGTTTGTATAGCTTACTCACAAGATAAAGAACAACTGATTAAAACATCAGATAAAATACTAACAGAAAATGGAGCAGAAACGATTGAATAATATGAAGCACAAATTACACTACAACGAAGAAATAGCAAATGAATTATTAGACAACTATATTAAGCTAACTGATTTTGATTTACACAGTAGAAAGAGAAGACCAGAAGATGCTTATGTAAGATGTTTGTTTTATAAGATATTAAAAGAACTAAACGTAATGAATGATAGAATGATTGCAGAATTTCTTGAATCAAAAGGAAGAAAGACAAATAGGGCATCAATCTATCACGCAGTAACAAAGGTTGAAACATACTATGCAAGTTTCAAAAGATTCAGACAGTTTTACGATGTGTATTTTTTAGACCAAAAAGAATTGGGTATTAAAAGAGATAAGCGTAAAAAGATAGCTTTTAAGGAAAAGATAAAAGATATTGATACAAGGCAAAGGAAAATAGGAATGGATGCTTTAGAAGTGTTTATTAGCAACATAGAGTTTGAAAGAAGACCAGAGATATTGGAGTTGGTTAAACTACGAGTTAAATCTTGGGAATGGAAAGCAAAAAATGAATATGAAGTAATTGAATGTTCTGGAAGTTTAACAAACACTTGGTAAGATATGGAATCAAAACAAACACTTGAAGAATTCAAAAGAATGCAGCACAAAGAAGTTCAACAAAGAAAGAACAACTATAAAATGAATCCAGTTACTGGTTGGATTGATTCAAATCATTTAGAGAATGGTTACATCAGATACAAGTATAAGAAAAACTTATAGTAATTGATTTAACTATAAGAAAATAATATAGTATATCTTGTAAATTTGGCATAAAAACTTATTATATATATGATGAAATATTATACATAAAAACAAAAATATTCATCTACAAACATAATCAAAAACATATAGTATAAATTTAATAATATAAAGTGGTTTTGGGGTAGCTATACTCTGAAATCACTTTCTTTTTTGTTTATAACTTTTTTTACTATTATTTGTATATTTATACAATAATTTTATATATGTTAGAAAAGGTTTTTGAATCACACAACAAGTGGATAAATACAGTTATTAAGTTTGGATGCACCAAAGATGAAGCTGAAGATATTGTTGGCAATATGTATCTTATAATTGGAAAGATGCTGAAAAAGGGATTGAATATATCATACGGAGATGATGTAAACTATTACTACATATATTTAACATTACGAACTTCATTCTTACAAATGTATAACAAGAAGAAAAAAGAAAACAAAGTATCTTTAGATTTGGTTTTAGATTTAGAATCACAAGAATATATTGATTATGATTTAGCAGATGAAACACTAACAAAAGAATTAGAAGATTTGCATTGGTACGATAAAAAAGTATTTAATCTTATTCAGAACGAATATAGTATTACAGAACTATCAAACAAAACCAGCATTACATACCATTCTTTATATAACACTTACAGAAAAACAAAAGAAAAATTAACTAAAAAGATTTTAGAACAATGAAGTTAGGAGATTTAATTGAACGCATTACATATTATACTGGTATCAAATGGATAGTCAAAAAGATATGGGGAGACAAATGTGGTTGTAAAAAAAGACAAGAAAACTTAAACGATATTGAATTATGGTAGAAGATAGATTAATCTGGAACGGAGTAAAACAAAGAATTACTTCCAAGATGAGTAACGAAGATTTTAAAACAATGTGTAGATTACACGCAAAACACTTTAATCATAAATATCATCAACCTTGTACTTGCAATAAAAAAAGATTAAGACAATGGATTGAACAATTAAATGATAAGCTGATATAAATTATTGATTTAATGGTATTATATAAGTAGATACAAATTTAATAATAATCTTTTTTAATTATGGATGGAAGAAAAAATAACGGAGGTCACAAAACTGCTGGTAGAAAATCAAAGGCAGAAGAAATGCAATTAATAGAAATGTTAAATGCACATATTGATAAAGACGAAGCAATCAAGAAACTAAAATTAATGATTGATGAAGGCAACTTCAAAGCGATTCAATTGTATATGAATTATATGTATGGTAAGCCAAAAGAAACAAAAGACATTTCAATAACATCAGAACAGCCGCTATTCGATTTATAGAATGTTTCAAACAACAACTGCGATAAGAAAGTTACACGCTCTTAAAAAGCGTAAGAAAGTAATTCAAGGTGGTACATCAGCTGGTAAAACATTTGGTATACTGCCTATTCTTATTGATAGATGTATAAGAACACCTTATTTAGAAACAAGTGTAGTATCTGAATCAATACCACATTTAAGAAGGGGAGCAATGAAGGACTTCCTTAAAATAATGATTGAGATTGGTAGGTACAGAGATGCACAATGGAATAGGTCAGCATTAAAATATACTTTTACAAACGGCAGTTATATTGAATTCTTTTCAGTTGAGCAACCAGATAAATTAAGAGGAGCAAGAAGAAATGTATTGTATGTGAATGAGGCAAACAATGTACCATTTGAAGCATATACACAATTATCAATTAGAACTTCTGGAGATATATGGATTGACTTTAATCCAACTGCAAACTTTTGGGCGCATAAGGAGGTCGCTAATCAACCAGATGCAGATTTTATTACACTTACCTATTTAGACAACGAAGCGTTGCCACAGACGATTGTAGACGATATAGAACGAGCAAAGCATAAAGCAAAGACATCTGAATATTGGGCTAACTGGTGGAAGGTATATGGACTTGGTCAAGTAGGTTCTTTGGAAGGTGTGTGTATAAAAGAATGGCAAGAAATTAAGCTGCCATTAGAAGCGAGGTTGCTATGCTATGGGATGGATTTTGGTTACTCAAATGACCCAACAACTTTGATTGGATTATACAAGTACAACGATGCGTACATATTTGATGAGGTTATATACCAAAAGAAACTATTGAATAGTGATACTTCAAACCTATTTAAAGCAAACGATATAAACGCAGTTGTGTATGCTGATTCAGCAGAACCGAAATCAATTGCTGAATTAAGAACACTTGGGCATAAGGTGTTGCCTTGTACAAAAGGAAAGGATTCAATTGTGTATGGTATCAACTTAATCAACCAGAACAAAATATACGTTACAAGCAGAAGCAAAAACCTCATCAAAGAATTGCAATCATATACTTGGATGAAAGACAGAGAGGGAAACACAATCAACAAACCAATTGATGCTTTTAACCATTGTATTGATGCAGCCAGATACGCAATTACATCTCAATTACAAACACCAAACAAAGGCAAATACAATATTAGGTAATGAGAAACGAAGAGATGATAGCTATTGTTGAATGCTACATACATCACAGAACAGATAAAGAAATAAGAATAGCAAGACCAAGAAACAGTAATCAGTTTTTCTTATTAACCAAAGCATACGAAAATTGTAAGGGCTTTTTCATAAAACATTAACTTTAAAGTATTATATATATATGAACATCGAAATCAACGTACCATCTTCATTAAGTGAAATCACATTAGGGCAATATCAAAAGTTCCTTAAAATAGCTGAAAACAACCAAGAGGGTAATTTTCTTGATGCTAAAATGATTGAGATATTCTGTGGAATACCTTTATCAGATAGTTACAAATTAAAGATGAGTAGTGTTACTGCAATACTTGATATCTTAAATGAGATGTTATCACAAACACCAAAGCACGTTGAAAGGTTTAAAATGAATGGTGTTGAATATGGCTTCATTCCAGATTTAGATGAAATGAGTTTAGGGGAATATATTGATTTAGACAACAACGCATCTGATTGGGAAAAGATGCACGTTGCTATGAATGTATTATACAGACCAATCAAAACAAGTAAGGTTGGTAAATACAATATTGAAGAATACGATGTAAAGTTTCCAGAGGTTATGAAAGATATGCCTTTGGATGCAGCTATTGGTTCACTTTTTTTTTTCTACAATTTAGGAATGGAATTAGCGAATCATACGATAGCTTATTCAGTAACTCCAGCGGAGATGGAAGCTATTCAAGGGCAGCTAACTTCGCAGCAAAATGGGGATGGTATCAATCAATTTATGGACTCGCTAACGGAGATGTTACAAGGTTTGAAGATATCACTAAATTAAACGTGCATCAATGCTTTACAATGCTTTCTTTTATGAAAGAGAAATCAGAGATAGAAGCACAACAAATAAAAAATAAGTTTTAAATGAAAGGATTTTATCAAGTAACGGAAACAATAAAGAACCAGCTATTGGCAGATGTAAATGTAAACACAGTTACAAGTGGGGATATTACAAGAATAGATTTATCAAAGCAGACGATGTTTCCATTATCTCACATCATTGTTAATAATGTAGGAAATGAAGATAGTGTATTACGTTTTAGTTTATCTGTTTTGTCGATGGATGTTGTTGACTTTTCAAAAGAAGAAGTGATTGATATATTCAGAGGGAATAACAACGAGCAAGATATATTGAACACACAGTTGGCAGTTCTTAATAAGCTGGTACAAGTTTTAAGAGGTGGTACATTACACCAAGATTTATATCAGTTAGATGGCACACCAAACCTTGAACCTTTTTACGATAGGTTTGAAAATGAAATGGCTGGATGGGCATTAACGTTTGATGTACTTGTTCCAAATGATATTGAGATATGTTAGCCAATGTAAAAGACGAACTAAATCGGTTTGCCAAATATGTTATAAGCCAATCAAGGGCGAATCTAACAAGGGGTAAAAAGAATAGTTCAAAAGATTTATATAATAGTTTAGATTCCGAAGTAAAGGTTTCTAAAAACAGTTTTGAGTTATCTTTCTTGATGGAAGATTATGGATTATTTCAAGACAAAGGTGTAAGTGGTGTAAAGAAAAAATATAACACACCATATTCATATACAAGAAAAATGCCTCCTCCATCAAAAATGGATAAGTGGATTGTAAAGAAAGGTATTGCACCAAGAGATAAAGATGGTAAATTCATCAGTAGAAAATCATTGCAGTTTATGATTGCAAGAAGTATTTATAACAATGGTATTAAACCAAGTTTATTCTTTACAAAACCATTTGAAAAAGCATTCAAAGGATTAAGTAAAGATTTGATAGAAGCATACAAATTAGATGTAGAACAATTAATGAAGAATACAATAAACAACAAATAAGATGGCAGATTATGTACTATTAAGAAGTCCAGCGTATTTCACTAAATCAGCACCAGTTGGAGGTTCTGTAAAACTTGAGATAAAAAATTCAAATGGATTTGTTTTATATGAAATTATAAAAAACAGAAGAACCAACTCTTTTATAAATTTTGAGTATTCAGAATTGGTAAGAGATTACGTTGATATTTACCTTTACGACAATAATGAAAAACTTGTTGACAATGTTGAATTTGAATTAGTTGGTACATCTTATACTGGTGTAAATGGAACTGGTACTGTTGTTTCAACAACTTCGGTTGATAAAATTGGTCTTGATGGCTATGGCTACTTTGAAGATGGTAGAAATCCAGAAGTTACAAAGGGTTGTTTACTTTCAAATAAAGTTATCTATAAACTTGCTGATTCAGAAATATCAATTCCTTACGCAACAGAGAATACAACAAGCGTTGCTTTTCTTTATAAAGGAGAGATAGTGCATTCTCAAGTTGGCGGTATGGTTAAATTTAGTGGTGTTGATTATGTTAGTAATACTGGTTACACTTCTCAAAGTTTTAAAGATAGGATTGAAAGTGCATCATCGGTTAGTTATCCAAAAGCGGTTTACGAAGAAAATGAATGTGTAAAACAATTTTTAGATGAATACGAATTGTATGAAGTTGATGAAGTAAGAATTGGAACAACTGAAGGATTAGAAACAATAAAAGTTATTACTGTTGACGAATGTAAATACGAACCAAAAAAAGTTGTGTTTATTAATCGATGGGGTGCTTTTCAAGATTTATGGTTCTTTAAAAAATCAGATGAAACTTTAGGTACAACAAGAGAGCAATTTAAGAAATCAAATACAGATGGTTTTTATCAAACAAATGAACATCAGAATGTAGCTTTCAATGTAAAATCAACAAAGAAAATAACACTTAATACTGGTTATGTAAGCGAAGAGTATAATGCACCAATGCAAGAGTTGTTGCAATCTGAATTGGTTTGGATGCGTGTTGATGGAAAGAACATACCAATGAATGTAGAAAGTAAAAACTTAAAATTTAAAACAAGTGTAAATGATAAGTTAGTTGATTACACAATAGAACTATCTTATTCTTTTGATGCTATAAACAACATTCGATAGATGCAAAATATACAACTATATATTGAGGGAGAAAGAGTTGATATGTTCAAGGATGAAACTGTTTCAATAACAGATACCATTCAGAACGTTAAAGATATTGGTAAGATATTCACAGCATTTTCAAGAACGTTTAGTTTACCAGCAAGTAAAACAAATAATAAGATATTTAAGCATTATTATAATTTTGATATAGTTGATGGTTTTGATGCAAGAATTAAAAAGGATTCTTATATCGAACTAAATAGTTTACCTTTTAAAGATGGTAAAATTAAACTTGAGGGAGTTGATTTAAAGGACAATAAACCACATACATATAGGATAACATTCTTTGGTAGTACAGTTACCTTAAAAGACCTATTAGGCGATGATAAACTACAATCTTTGGACTTAACTACATACGACAAAGAGTATAGTAATACTGCCGTTAGGAGTGCTTTAACATTTGACCCTACTACAAACGATGTAATTGTTCCTTTGATTACGCACACAAAGAGGTTGTTTTACGATAGTACTTCTGGACACGCACACGATGATTTGTTAAGTGGCAATTTATATTATGAAACTGGTAGTGGTCACAATCACGGAGTTCTTTGGAGTGATTTAAAATACGCTATTAGAGTTTCTAAAATAGTAGAAGCAATTGCAACAAAATATGGTCTTACTTTTAGTGATGACTTTTTCAATAGTTCAAATGAGCATTACTATAATTTATTTCTTTGGTTACACAGAAAGAAAGGGAATGTTGAAAATCTAACTGGTGTTAATCAATCAATTGTTGATGGTTGGCTTGGTACAATATCTCAACCAGTTGCAGCAACAGAAATGGTTAGTTCAACTACAATGAGAGTAAGTGGAGACCCAACAAGGTACTTATCATATAGCTTAACCTTTACATCAACAACAACAGATACTTATAAAGTTTCTTTGCAAAAAGATGGGGTTGAGGTTTACAATACTGGTAGTATAACTCAAGGGGTTTTAATTGATGAATCAGATTTTGATATTCAAAGAGGAGATTATACTGTTTTTATAGAATCTTCAACGGATATAACTTTTTCTGAAATTGAATGGGATATAACATACAGACCATATGGCGGTGCTGATGAAAATGCAGTTTATCCAACTGGAACATATAATCACGTTAGTTTATTTGAATTTATTATTAGTCAACAAATACCAGAAATGAAAACTATTGATTTCTTAACTGGAATATTTAAAACGTTTAATTTGACTGCTTATATTGATAAAAATAGTGGAGATATAATTGTAAAAACTTTAGATGATTTTTATAGCGATGGCGGTTCTTATGACATTACAAAATACGTTGACAATAGTAAAAGTTCTGTTAATATATCTTTGCCATATAGAGAAATAAATTTTGAACACGAAGACACAAAAACATTTTTAGCAGCAAACCATTCTCAAAAATTTGGTAAAACTTGGGGAAAAGAATCTTATGTAGGTGGCGAAAAATTAGATGGTGGAATCTATAATATTAAAACACCATTTTCACAATTAAAATATGAGCGTTTAGTAAATGAAAATAATAATTTAAATACAACTGTTCAAGTTGGTTATTATGTAGATGATAATCAAGAAAGTTATTTTGGTAAACCATTAATATTTTATCCTATTAGGCAGTCAACAAATACTACAACTATTTCTTTTTTAACAGATGAAACAACACACGTTCAACAAACTATTTATAATATACCATCAAATAGTGTTTATTTAAGTAGAATGAGCGGAACACAAAACATAAACTTTTATGCGGAAGTAAATGAATATACTGGTTTAAATGATTTCACAGATACTTTATTTGAAGTGTTTTATAAAAACTATATAACAAGCGTATTCAATCCAAAAAACAGAATTACAAAAGTAAGTGCTTACTTACCAATGAAAATATTATTAAATTATAGTTTAGCGGATAGGTTTATAATTGGAGACCATCAATATAAAATAAATTCTATAACAACAAATTTCAAGAATGGTAAATCTGAAATTGAATTATTAAATGACTTATGATAAAAGAAATATTAGATTTATTAAAGGACACAAAAAGCAACTCATATGTAGTGCAGTTAGCAAAGGGAAAAAATAAGTTCCCAGATAGTTTTAGAGAAGTATTTAAAAGACAAAAACAAGATATAGAATGGAAAAAATAGTTGTTGAATTACAAGCAAAAACAGATAAGGCGGTAAAGGGAATTGACCAAGTTGCAAAGAGTGTTGAGGACTTAAACAAAGAAGTTGTTAGTTCAAATAAAGATACTGCAAAAGCATTAAAGGGTGTTGAAGGTGCAACTAAATCTGTTTCTGGTGGAATTAAAAAAATAGGTGCATCAATAAAGGCAGCTGGATTAGGTTTGTTAATTGTAGCTTTTGGAACTATAAAAGAATTATTTTCTCAAAACCAGAAAGCGGTTGATTTATTTAATACTGTTTTTGAAACTACATCAATTGTTGTTGGTCAAGTAATAAATGCGTTTACGGATATTTATGATGCGGTATCTTCATCAAGAGAAAACTTCGATGCACTTGGTAAAGTTATGAGCGGTATTATAACTTATGTTTTAGCACCTTTTAAACTTCAATTTTACGCTATTAAATTAGGATTACAAGCAGCACAATTAGCTTGGGAAGAATCATTCTTTGGAGATAAAGACCCACAAACAATAAAAAGATTAAATGCTGCTATTTTAGAAACCAAAGACAATATGAAAGAAGTTGTTGTTGGGGCAATTGGAGCAGCTAAAAGTGTATATAATAATTTTGGAGAAGCAGTTTCAGAAGTAGGTGCAATTGGTTCAACAGTTATTAAAGAACTTGGAAAGGTTAGTGTATCGGCAGCGATTGATACTGCGAAGGCAAATGTTGAGTTACAGAAATCTGCTGAATTAGCTGCTGCAAGACAAGGTTTAATATTTGAAAAATTTGACAGACAAGCGGAGAAGTTAAGACAAATAAGAGATGATGAAACTAAATCTATTGATGAGCGTAAAAAGGCAAACGATGAATTACTTTTAAAAATAAGTGCAGCAGAGGGTGCTATGCTTTCACAAGCACAACAACAACTTGCAATTGCAAATGCAAATCTTAAAAAGGACAAAGAAAATGTAGAATTTAAAGTTGCACAAATAGAGGCAATAAAAGAACTTGCAGCGGTTGAAGCACAGATTGAAGGTATTCGTTCAGAGCAAAAATCAAATGCTTTAGCTTTAGATAGAGAAGATTTAGAATTAACAAATTCAAAGATTGATGCAGAAGCTGAATTGAATGCAAACAAGAACGCATTTGAAGCGGAGCAAATAGAAAATGAACTTGCAAGATTAGAAAGACAAAAACTATTAAACGAACAAGAATTAACTTTAGAAACAGAGCGTTTAGAAACTAAAAGAAATTTATACAAAGAAGGAACAATTGCTTATCAAGAAGCACAAAACGAACTGACTGCATACCAACAAGCAAACGGACAAAAACAAACTCAAATAGATAAACAGATTGGTAAGGCAAAAGAAAAAATCGCTTTGGATTCTCTTGGTGCTATTGCTGGAGTGTTAGGTCAAAACAGTAAGTTTGGAAAAGCATTAGCAATTACAAGTGCGATTAGAGATACATATACTGGAGCAAATAAAGCTATTGCACAAGGTGGTATTTGGGGAGCAGTTGCAGCCGCTGGAGTTATAGCATCTGGATTTGCAAACGTTAAACAAATAGTTGGTACGAAAGAACCAGCAGCACCATCATTTGCACAAGGTAGCGGAGGAGGTTCTGCATCAGTTTCTGCAACACCACCATCTTTACCACCAGCGTTTAATGTGGTTGGAGCAAGTAATACAAGTCAATTAGCAGATGCAATTGGTTCACAATCACAAGAACCAACAAGAGCGTATGTGGTTTCTGCGGATGTTACAACATCTCAAGAGATGGATAGAAACACAATTGAAGGTGCTTCAATATAATTTAATTAAAAAAGCAAAATACTAACTAAAAACTATTATATAAATATGAAAATGATTGAACTAATTTTAGATGATGATGAAGCGATTGGAGTTGAGGCAATAAGCGTTGTTGAAAATCCAGCAATTGAATCTGATTTTATAGCACTTAACAAGCAAGAAATTAAACTTGCGGAGATAGACAAAGAGAAGCGTTTATTAATGGGTGCTTTATTAATCCCAAAGAAGCCAATATACAGAAGAAACGGAGAAGATGAGTATTATATATTCTTTTCTGAAAAGACAGTTGCAAAGGCATCTCAAATGTATTTACAGAATGGCAACCAATCAAACTCAACATTAGAACACGATGCACAATTAAAAGATTTGACATTAGTTGAAAGCTGGATTGTTGAAGATAAGGCAAAAGATAAAACTGCTTTATATGGTTTGGATGTACCAGTTGGAACTTGGATGGGTTCTGTTAAAGTTGATAATGATGAAATCTGGAATGACTATGTGAAAACTGGTAAAGTAAAAGGTTTCTCAATCGAAGGTTATTTTGCTGATAAGTTAGAAAGACCAAACGAAGAACTAAAAGAAGATTTAGCAAAAGAAGAATTAGAATCATATACTGATTATCCACAAGGTGCAACAAACAATGCAAAAAGAGCGTTGAAATGGGTTGAAGAAAACGGATGGGGTTCTTGCGGAGAGGCAACTGGAAAAAATAGAGCAAACCAATTAGCGAAAAGAGAACCAATAAGCAAAGATACTATTGCAAGAATGGCATCTTTTAAAAGACATCAGCAACACAAAGATGTAGCATATTCAGAAGGGTGCGGTGGTTTAATGTGGGATGCTTGGGGTGGTTCTGCTGGTGTTAATTGGGCATCAAGAAAGCTAAAACAATTAGAAGAACTTTCAGAACTTAAAAAACTATTATCATAATGAGGGCGGTTTATTGTAAGTGCAAGAACACATACTCTATTGAGTGTAAGCAAAATCAAGGTAAAGATTGCAATGCACCAGATTATTGGAAGCAAGGAATCGGCAGAATAAATGCCATAGAAGAAGAAAACTAAAATTAATATATATATAATGAACACACAAAAAGAAGTATTTAACAAATTATTCAAGGAAGAGAAAACTGAATTGTCAACGCAGAAAGTTGAGTTGGGAATAATGAAAGACCTTGAAAAATCTTATGACAAACATAAAAATCAAAGAGCAAGTATTGACAATAGTTTAACTTCTTGGTACAATGAACTTTTTAAAGTTAGAGATAAGTTTTCAAAAATAGAAAATGAATATAAACAGTTTAATGCTTCTGTTGATGATTTAAAAAAATACACAAAAGAAGCTGAATCAATGGCTAAAGAGTTAGGAGTTTCTGAAAGTTCAATACCTAACTATAAAGAAGCTAAAGCACTAATAAACACAAGTGGAGATGTTAAAGATGAATTTAAGTATGCAAAAAAATTAGAAACAAAAATAGGTTAATTAAAAACCAAAATACAAAATAATAACTAAATTTTATTATATAACTATGAACACAAATCAAACATTAAACAAAGTTCGCACTTTGCTCGGTATCGAAGTGAAGTTAGAACAAATGAAACTTGATAATGGTGCAGTTTTAGAAGCTGAAGCATTTGAAGTTGGTGCAGAAATCTTTGTCGTTGCAGACGAAGAAAGAGTAGCAGTACCAGTCGGAGAATACGAATCTGAAGGAATGGTAATCGTTATCGAAGAAGAAGGTATTATTGGAGCAATCAAAGAAGCTGAAGCAGAAGAAGAAGCACCAGCTGAAGAAGTAGTTGAAGAAGAAGCTAAATCTGAAGAAGTAGAAGAAGAAGAATTATCAACTGAAACTGCATCTCCAAAAAAGGTTGTAAAATCAATTACTGAAGAAATGTTCTTTTCTGAAATTGAAAAATTAAGAACTGAAATCAACGAACTAAAACTTTCAAATGTTGAAGTAAAAGAAGTTGAAGAAGTATCTGTTGAATTATCTTCTGATGAGGTTGAGGGAATTTCTCACAATCCAGAAAATGTTTCTGAAAAAAAAGAGTTAAACCTTTACTCTCAAAAAGGTAAGAATAACACAATGAGTAGAATTTTTAACAAACTAAACAAATAAAAAAATGAGTTTATCAATTACAAGTACTTACGCTGGGGAATTTGCTGGGAAATATGTTTCTGCTGCACTTTTGTCTGGTAACACTATCGCAAACGGATTAATCGAAGTTAAGCCAAATGTAAAACACAAAGAGGTTTTAAAAAGAGTAAGTTTATCTGGTGCTATCGCAAACGCAAGTTGTGATTTTACTGATGCTGGAGCAGTTGTTTTAACTGAAAGAATCATCGAACCAAAAGAATTACAAGTAAATTTAGAGTTGTGTAAAACTCCATTCCAATCAGATTGGGAAGCTATCTCAATGGGATATTCTGCACACGACAATTTACCAGCAACTTTTTCTGATTACTTTATCGGATTAATGGCTGGAGAGATTGCACAACAAACAGAACAAGACATCTGGAGTGGAACTGCTGGAGCTGGAACATTTGATGGTTTTGCTACATTGTTGACTGCTGCTACTTTACCAGCTGGACAAGACATTACTGCTGGAACTGTAACTGCTGCAAACGTTATTGCTGAATTAGGAAAAGTTGCTGATGCAGTACCATCTGCTTTATACGGAAACGAAGATTTATTTATCTATGTATCTCAAAACGTATGGAGAGCATACAAGAGAGCATTAGGTGGATTTGCTGCTGATGGAGTTGGTGCAAACGGATTTATGGCACAAGGAACAAACCAAGATATCGACATCCAGTATTTCGATGGAATGAAAGTTGTATGTGCAAACGGATTAGCTGATAACACAATGGTTGCTACTTTGAAATCTAACTTATTCTTTGGAACTGGTTTATTATCTGACCACAACGAAATCAAGGTTTTAGATATGAGCGATTTAGATGGGTCTAAAAATGTAAGATTTATCGCACGTTATACTGCTGGAGTTCAGATTGCAGTATTGGAAGATGTAGTTTTCTACTCTTAATATTAAATAAATAACAATTAAAAAGGGGTGGTGGTTAATCTACTCGCCCCTTTTTTTATAACCTTAAAAAAATATATACACTATGGCTTGTTTACTTACATCTGGTAGAGCGTTACCTTGTAAAAGTTCTGTTGGTGGCTTAAAAGCGGTTTATTTCGCTGATTACGGTACATTAGGAGATGTTACAATAGTAGCTGGAGAGATTACTGCGGTTGCTGGAACTCCAGATTTTTTCAAATACGATATCAAAGGTTCTTCATCTTTAGAAACTGCGATTACCAGTTCAAGAGAAAACGGAACTACTTTTTACACACAAACATTGAACTTAACTTTGACCACATTGGACAAAGCGACACAAGAAGAGATTAAATTATTGGCTGCATCAAGACCGCACGTTGCGATTGAGGACTATAATGGAAACTTCTTTATGGTTGGATTAGAACACGGAGCAGAGGTAACTGGAGGTACAATTGTATCTGGTGCTGCAATGGGAGATTTATCTGGATTTACTTTAACATTAGAAGGAATGGAAACATCTCCAGCTAACTTTACAGTTTCAACTGTTGTTACTGCAAACGAGAGTTCATCTCAAATAGACCCAAACGCATAATAAGTACTTTGGTTTTTATTAAAAATTAGGCAATCTTAATCGGTTGCCTTTTTTTGGCTTAAATAAATAAAAATACTATTATTTAGTATTATATATATATGAAACATTTATTGCCAACAACAGATATACAAAATATAAAGATTATACCAAGAGTATATTCTACGTCTGTAACGATGGATTTAAGAGATGACAGTACAAATACAACTGTTTCAATAACACCAACGGCAACAAAGGTTGGTAATTACATACAATTATCAAATGTTTTTGATTTAAAAGAGGGTAGATTTTACGATTTAAAAGTAATTGAAACAAGTACTCAAAACATCATTTACAGAGATAAGATATTTTGCACATCACAATCAACAGACCAAACTAACAACGAAAGCTATTCAGTCAATAAAGACGAATACAAGTCAAAGAGTGGTAATAACGATTTTATAATATTATGAGTAAACACATAAATAAGTACAGAAAACCAACGGTTGCTAAACCAAACAATTCTAAAGTTAGTTTTGTTAATTTATCAACTTACACATCTCCAGAAATTGTTGAATCAAAGACAAAAGAATGGGTTGAATTTGGTTCGGATAATAACTACTTTCAATTCTTAATTGACAGATACAATGGTTCTGCAACAAATAATGCAGTTATCAACGGAATATCACAAATGATATACGGAAAAGGTTTGGATGCAACAGATAGTTCAAAAAAGCCAGAAGCGTATGCAAGAATGATTTCTTTGTTTAAAAAAGATGTTGTTAGAAGATTATCTTACGATTTGAAATTAGCTGGTCAATGTGCTATTCAAGTGATTTACTCAAAGGATAAAAAAACAATTCAAAAGGTTGAGCATTTACCAATTGAAACTTTAAGAGCAGAAAAGTGTTCTGAAGATGATAAACAAGTACAAGCGTATTACTATCATCCAGATTGGGCAAATATAAAGCCAAGTGATAAACCTTTGAGATTACCAGCATTTGGTGTTTCAAATAATCCACAACCAATTGAGATATTATATGTAAAACCTTACAAAGCTGGAATGTATTATTATAGTACTCCAGATTATCAAGGTGGTTTACAGTATGCGGAGTTGGAAGAAGAGATTTCTAACTATCACTTGAATAATATAATGAATGGACTTGCTCCATCAATGTTAATCAATTTTAACAACGGAGTGCCAGACGAAGAAGCACAATCTTTAATTGAAAACAAGATTCAACAAAAATTCTCTGGTAGTTCAAACGCTGGTAAATTTATTCTTGCTTTTAACGACAATAAAGATGCACAAGCAGATATTACACCAGTACAATTATCGGATGCTCACAACCAATACCAATTCTTATCAGATGAATCACAAAAGAAAGTTATGGTTTCCCATAGGGTTGTATCCCCTATGTTATTAGGAATTAAAGATTCAAGTGGATTAGGTAACAATGCAGAAGAATTACAAACTGCATCCATATTAATGCATAACACAGTTATAGTACCTTTTCAAGAACTTTTAACTGATGCCTTTGATAAAATACTTGCATACAACAATATCTCTTTAAACCTATACTTTAAGACCTTACAACCTCTACAATTTATGGATTTAGAGAACGTGAAGGATGAAGAAACAAGAGAAGAGGAAACTGGTGTTAAAATGAGTAAGGTTTTTAACGCATTAGAGGACTTTGGAGAAGATGAGGACTTGGAGGAATGGGAATTAATTGACGAAAGAAAGGTTGATTACGGTTCAGAAGATGAGTTAGACGAACAAATAAAAGAATTAAACGAAAAGAATCCAAGTTTACTCTCCAAGATATGGAACTTTGCAACAACTGGAACTGCAAGACCAAACGCAAAAAGCGACCAAGATGGTAAAAACGAGGAAGGTGTTCAATTTAAAGTACGTTATCAATACGCACCTTTAAAAGCATCTGACAATAGTAGGTCTTTTTGTAAGAAAATGGTATCTGCAAAGAAGATATATCGCAAAGAAGATATTCAACAGATGAGTCAGAAAGCAGTAAATGCTGGATGGGGTTTAAATGGTGCTGATACTTACGATATCTGGCTATATAAAGGCGGTGGAGATTGTCATCATTTTTGGATGCGTAAAACATATATGGCAAAAGGTGCAAAACTAAAGCCAAATGTAGGTAATCCAAATGCAGAAGTAAGTGTAAACAAGGCAAAGAAAGAAGGTTTTAAACCAGAAGTAAACGCAAAAGAGGTTGCAATGCGACCAACTGATATGCCAAACAATGGATTCGTAAACAAATAAGATATATGGCAACAGCATTATTTATAAGTAGAACAGATTTAGTAAAGAATTCTGTAATTGATGGGAACACAGATACAGATTCTTTTATTCAGTTCATTAAGATTGCACAAGAAATACACATACAAAACTATTTAGGTACTAAACTATATAATAGAATTTCTGATGATATTATAGCAGATACATTAACTGGCGATTATTTGACTTTGGTTAATGATTATATTCAACCGATGTTGATACACTACGCTATGGTTGATTTCTTACCATTTGCAGCTTATCAAGTTAAATCTGGGGGTATTTTCAAACATCGTTCTGAAAACGCAGAAACAGTTTCAAAAGATGAGGTTGATTATTTAGTTCAAAAAGAAAGAGATTTTGCAGAATATTACACAAGACGATTTGTAGATTACATTTGTTTTGATAGTTCAAAGTTCCCAGAGTATTTAGACAATCAAGATTCTGATGTATATCCAGATAAAAATGTAAGCGGTTCAAATTGGGTACTATAATGAAAGGATATAAACCGAAACAAATAAACATTGTTAAATTGGAAAAGTATTTAACTAAAAAAGAAAAAGATGGCAAACGAAATATACGATAGTACTTGGTTTGGTAATACGATTGATACTGCATCTTCTATTGGTACATCAACAGAGATGATACAAGGGCAAATCAATATGGAAGATAGGCAAGAAGTTGAAGCAGTTAAGTGTTTAGCTGATACAATTCACAGAATAGGATTACAAGACATACAAAACTAAAAACAATGGCAAAAGTACTTTATGCACATAGAAA